ACGCCCCGCTGGAGTTGATGCCGTACAGATCCACCTCGTCCGAGGTATACGGCACCGTCAGAGACAGCGTAACGTCGCGACCCTCTGTGTGAATGTCGGTCGCGGTCTGGCTGTTCGCGAACCGGCTGTTGATCTGATTGTCGATCGTCAGTTCCCACTGCGTGACCGTCCGCGTCGTTCCCTCGATCGTGCAGACCGCATCCGACCAGACATAGGGCGGATCGGTCGGGGCTGAGATGCTCGGAAAAGCAGTCGCGGATACGACCTCCGTCTTGCCCGTCAACTCACAATCGAGTTCCAGCGGGCCACCAGCCGAAGCCCGGAAGGTCGCCCGGCCGATCTTGCAACCTCCGTAGACGAACCGCTTGGCCACTCGGTCAATCAACACATCGAACGCCGGGAGAGTCTCGGCGAACGCAAAGACGTCCGTGGATTCGTTGGCCCCCATGATCCGGGGGAGAATCAGGTCCAGCATCGAGGGTGTAGCGTGAAACTGCACACCACCGCTTACCCGATAGATGCTATCCCGGGATCGCTCGATCGGGATTGATCGCGTCCCACGAATGCCGTTCGTCTCGACGATCTCCTGCTGCTTCCGCAGGCTCTCGCTGATGAACTCGAACGACTCGGTGTACGATCCGATCGCTGTCCCCGTCGCCGCCATCGATAGGCGGGACTGGTGCCCCATGCTCGCGTCAGCCATTGCTCAAGCCCTCGTTGAATTGAGTCGCTACGGCTGCCGCCAGCCGGTTGCCAATCTGTGACACTACCTGACCATTCACCCCGACATGCGGACGGGCCACCATTCGCGGTGAGCCGTCTTTATTTTTCGTGCCGGTCTGGTGGAAGTGGGCGTATTCAACCGATGTGCCGAAGGTAAACCAGTTATCCCCGGTCATCCACACCGTATCCTGTGTTCCCTGCGGGGTTGTGAGACTCTCGAACATCCGCCCGGTATCGACCAGAATCGTCGAGTGCCCCTTCGCCGCGATTGTAGACGGTGCCAGAGGAGCCCACGCCACGCCATCCGGGCCGCGTTGCTCGCGGTACATCTCACGTTCAAACTCCTGCACGAATCCGATCGACTCGTCAAGGGCCTGTGTGTAGATCCCGTTTTCTGCGTACTCGGCCGCTCGAATCACCAACTCCACCATCTCGCCAAGGCTGTCTAGTGTGGTCACGTCCGGCCCTCGCGGTTGGTGATTCTCAAGACGAATCCCGACACAAACAGATCCCGGGCGAACGCCGTCTGATCGACGATCGCCAGAGGCTGCACTGCCATCGTATAGCCCCGCGTCGAGTCCAGCCGCTGGTTGCTGAACGCCTTGCGGATCGTCTCCCGCCACGTCAGACGCTGGTCGAGTCCCAGCCGTTGCTTGTCCATCGGCTCCTCTGCATCGATCCGCAGAGACGCCACGAGGGCCACGAGGATGGGATACGTTACATCATCGCGGACGTTGCTTCCCGGAAGGATCGTCTCCGCCCCGAACGGGCTGATAATCACTGCGGGCATTCGCTCCGACGGCAGGCGGGCAATCTCCACCGCTGCACTCTGGCAGATGACGACATTCGCACGCGAGATGCCGGGCAGGTTCAACGCCTGCACCTGCGTCTGCACCGTCTCAAGAATCGTGGTCAACTCGGCGGGCATTAGACTTGCCTCCGACAGATGACCGTGTAGCGCGTGTCTAGGGTGGCCTGGCTCGCACTCAGCACCCGCCAGCGGACGTTAGAGGTGTCAATGATGATGTCGTCGACCTGCACGCCACGGGAACCGGCTTGGGTGGCATTGAGACTGAATCCCTTCTCGTCGCCCACGATGTCGATTCCAGCCGCGTTGAGTCTCTGTCTGTTGGCCACCCCACCCACCACGTTATCGACGGTTACCGACGTAGCGCCATCCGGACGGATCTGCCTCAATGTGACAGTCTCGCCGTTGTCCCAGAGGGTGTAGTCGCCGCCGATGTCCAACGTCATGTCGTGGCCTCGCCCAACTCTTCAAACGCCCCGACCGCAGCCGCCTGGAGCGTGTTCAGGCTGGCGATCTGGCCGAGGATCGCAGTACGGTAGCCGTTCCAATCGACCTGCTGCCCGTCGATGTTATACGACGGCTTGGGGTTGGCTGACTCGGTCGCCAACGCCGTCAAGAGGTTGCTGCGAATCGTCGCGATTTGCTCGGCGTCGGTCGCCATTAGACGGCCTCAATTTCCAGCTTCTTGCGGGTCAACACAACGCCGCCATTGCCGTTCCCGTTGTACGCCCTGATTGCGTCCTCGATGGTCTCGGCCTCGACGATCCGCCAGTCGCCACCAGACCCGAGGGGACGCATCCGATAACGTGGCAACTGCACGCCGGGGGGAGTCTCTTCCAACACTGCCACAGTCTCGACGCTCTCGGTCACCTGCTCGACAGGTTCAACCACTTCCGCTTTGTTCTTCGCCACGTCTCATGCTCCAAAAAAGAACCCCCGCCAGCTTGTGGCCGACGGGGGCGTATTGTGTCGGCCTCATCAGCCTACTAGGCAGTACACTTCACCATCGCACGCGGTTCGATCGTGGCAAACGCGCCACGCTCAGACGCTTTGAACCGCATCACAACGTCTTGCGTGAATTCCGCCTCGTTGTTGGCGGGAGCCTGCACGACGGTGAGGGGCCAGTTCTGCATGTAGCGGAAGGCTCGCCGAGGATCGCCGAGGAACCAACTGGTATCCGTGTTCATTCGGGCCGCCAGTTGATTGGTCGATACGATGGTGTAGTTCGTGATCGGGTTGGCGGTCTTGGTGTCCGTGGGATTGCCAGTGGTGGCGTATCCTGGCGTCGTCACCGTGATCTCCGTCGCATTGATGACCCGACGGGCAGTGTAGAGCAACTGCCGAGTACAGATCAGATGCGACGGATTCAGGAGGATCGGCTCACCGGTTTCCGGGTCGAGCATCCCCGAGAACAACTGTTCGGCCGCGTCGATGTCGGTCCAGTCGACCAACGCATTCGACGCTGCAAGATTGTCCCACGTATGCGTACCTGAGTTGTCCCCGTACGTTGCGATCGTGGTATCCCGGTAGCGGTAGCGGTGGTCGGTGACGTTTTCATCGATCACGCAATCGATGGCCCGCTTCTCTTTGTTCAGGCCGAGGGCCTCACCGACTCGCCGACACCGATCCTCCAGCACGCCGGTACGGTCGAAGAAGATGGCTTCCTTCGTGACCTCGACGATCAGCCCCCGTTTGGTGGTCGTGGGCGTGTCGATGTAGGTCTGGCTCACACCCGCCTTCGGGTAGGGCTGGCCTTCGTCGACGATCATGGCTTCATCACCGATGCCGCTGATGCCGGGGATACGCTCGCCGTTGAACTGCGTATTCACCACGGGAATGATTCCGGTGAACACAAAGGCTTCCTGCTCGTACGCCTCCATCACGGCATTGTACAGGATCTGCCCGCTGATCTTCGCGAACTGACTGGACGCTACAACAGAGGCAGTTTCCCGCAGTTCGGTCGACCCGTTCTCACCCGGGGCGTATATCCCGACGATCTCACGACCATCAGGGACGAAGTTCTCGAACAGCTTGCGAATCGAGAAGTCGCCGAAGCGAATCTCCTTCTTCCGCAGTGCTTCCGACAGATCGGCATTGAACCGATCCACTTGGCCATCGCGTTGGGCAGCTTCAAACAGCCGTCGCAGTTGAGATACGTTGATCATGCTTAGCGCTCCTGACTGCAGACGACATAGTCTACGTTGAGGGTCTCAAGATTGGCTCCACCGTTCTTGACGCCCAGGCCGATTTGCATCTCGGTCGCCGACGTGAAGATGTAATCGTGCTGAGCCACAGCCACGCCATCGACGAAGAACGACACATAGGCGTTGGTGGCCGAATACGGCATGTACTCAATCCGCAGAGTCTGGTACGCCGCACCGCCAGCAGTCACAGCCCGCTTCGCCAGATTGTTGACGTTCGCCGCTGTGAGTTCGTTGGTGGTCTGCGTGGTGGAGTTGCTGGTCTCGGTCTGCCAGACAGTCCCGCCGTCAGTCTTGACGAACACCGCTCCGCTGTACGAAGCGGGCGGACCAGCTCCGTTGTCCTGCAACGAGTTTGCGCCCACTGCATCCAACAGCCCCACGAGAATGTTGGCATCGTCGGTGTTGGCCTCGGTGAACTGAACTCGGGCTTCGAATAAGAGCGGCTTGTCAGCCGCGAACTTGAAGACCTCATTCGCCGATTCGACGTAGGCTTCGTCATTGTCCGCCACGGTGCCGTCAGACGCCACGAGGGCAATAATCCCACCCGCCGCATCCCCGACACTCGCCGTACCGGAATCGGTGAGGGTGGTCACCCAGTCCGCTGAGTCGACGTCGCGGAGAAAGTCGTCTTGAATCGTGAATTGGTTGCGGAGTCGCAGCAACTCCGGCAGCCCATCGGTTCGAACCGCCATTGCGGCCTCCTTTAGTTGGAACGAATGGCAGCCAGAAACTGCCGGGAATCACTGGGATACGACACCGCCGCAGCCACCGGGGGAGAGACGGCCGGACGCCCCGCCCGTTGCGTCACCGGCCACGATTCGAGCAACGCCGCCCGCTTGCCAGCGTCGACAGTCAAGAGGGCCTTGAGTCGCTCAGGGGTGACCTCTCGGCCAGACGACTCCAACAGCTTGCGGGCGTCGTGATCGGCCTTGACCACCGCGAACCCCTCAATGAGGGCGTCCAGCTTGCTCATGATCGGGGTCAACGATTCGGCCACCGCCTTCTTCACGTCGGGCATTTCCTGCTCTTCCATCTCGGGCTCTGGCATCTCGCCAGTGGGGGCCGCGTCGGCCTGCAGCATCTCCTGCGCCTTGAGGATCGCCGCGATACGCTTCATTTTGCTGGCTCGGTCACCGTCACCGGCCAGCACTTCGGACACCATCGCGCCGAAGTAGTCTTGGCCCTCGGGAATCAGCTTGTCGGCGTATCCGCCCATGCCTTCCGCCTCAAGGGCTTTCTGTTCGCCCGCCTCCATCGCACCTTCGCGGATGGTCTTCATTCGCGTCTCGCTTTCAAAAAGCCCCGCATTAGTCGCGGGAGTCTGGACTAGGTCAATCGAGTGAACCCGCTCGACGGTCTCCACAATCACCCGCTGGCCATCCATGCGGACGGTTCCCTCGGCGTGATGCGACAGGCCGATACGGTTCGGGTTGCGTTCTGCCGCCTCGGCAACGAGTTCGGCCTGCGGATGCGACTTGAGGTAGTGCAGGTCCCCATACACCGCGCCCTGCTCCTGCCGGACATTCCGAATCCAGCCGAACGCCTCGGCGAGTGGTCGATCTTTCCGCTCGGTCGCTGGATGGTCCACATTGACGGGAGCACCCTCGTACAGTCGGGCAGCCTCTGCCATCGCACGCGGGCTGTA